GACATGAAACAACGTCGTGCTGATTCTGAAAATGCTGAGAAAGCCGATGGTAAAAGAAAATTTGCTGGTGATTCTAAAATGAAAGAAGAATTAGGTGAAGCATTAGCTGCAATAAATGAGCTAAAAGCTGAACTTAATGAAGTAAATCTACTTAACGCTAAATTACTTTACACTAACAAAATCTTTAAAGCTAAAAATTTAAATGAAAGCAAGAAAGTTAAAGTGTTAAAAGCATTTGACAAAGCTAAAAGTGTAGAACAAGCAAAAACTATCTTTGAAACATTAAGTGAAGGAATTACATCAAGTGTAAATACTCCAACAATTAATGAATCAATTAAGAGAGGTGCTGCTTCAAAAGCTAGTGGTTTAGTACCAAAAGCTAATGTTCAACCTATTATCGAGTCTAACGATGTTTACAACAGGATGAGAAAACTTGCTGGGTTATTGTAAAAATTAAATTAATAAACATTAAAAAACAATTAAAATGAGCTTAAATTCACTATTAGAAAGCGCAAACTCATACTCAACTATGCAGTCTGACGCAGCTAGATTATCTAGCAAGTGGGAAAAAACAGGTCTTTTAGAAGGTTTAGGTGGTTCCCATAAAAATAACATGGGTATTATCCTTGAAAACCAAGCTAAACAATTAGTAGTAGAATCATCACAAACAGGTGGTGGTGCTGCATCTTCAGGTACATTTCAAAGCCAATCAACAGTAAACAACGGTGGCCAGTGGGCAGGAGTTGCTTTACCATTGGTAAGAAAAGTATTTGGTCAAATCGCTGCAAAGGAATTTGTTTCGGTTCAACCAATGAACTTGCCTTCAGGACTAGTATTTTTCCTAGACTTCCAATACGGAAGCGATAAAACACCATTCTTAAGTGGTTCTTCTCTATACGGTAACGAAATAGGTGGAAACAACTTTGGAAACGACAGTCAAGGTGGACTTTACGGATCAGGTAGATTCGGATATTCAATTAACAACACGCAATCGCAAGTTGCAACTTCATCTTTACCAGTAGCAACAGCTACTTGGGCAGATATGGATTATGATTCAACTTATTCTTCAAGTGCAGGATTTCCTACATTTGATAAGATATCAATATCAACTGCGTCTTTAGATTTTGTAGATAAAGAAGGTGTAAATGCGTTCCAATTTGGAACAGGATCTTTAGATTTCATAGCTAATTCTTTACTAGGACTTCAAATATCTCAATTTACTAAATTCAACAAAACAACTAACTGTGTTGAGTTTGTAGTAAGTAAATCATTTGGTGTAGTAACTGACGATACAAACACTGTTTGTTACCAACTACAACCAACTGATCAATATAGAGGTGACTTTGAAGATGGAAATCCAGAACCAAATTCAGGAAATTCTCCAAACATTACAATTCCAGAAATCAACGTACAGATGAAATCATCTGCAATCGTTGCTAAAACTAGAAAATTGAAAGCAGTTTGGACACCAGAATTCGCACAGGATTTAAATGCATACCATGCATTAGATGCTGAAGCTGAATTAACTTCTATTTTAAGTGAATATATTTCACTAGAAATTGATTTAGAAATTCTTGATATGTTAATCAGTGGCGCTGCTGCTGGGAACGAAGTATGGTCAGCTGAAAACAACGTTAGTATTACTAGCGCTGAAGGTGCTCAGAAAAGTCTAGGATTTTACAACTCTCAAGGACAATGGTTCCAAACATTAGGAACTAAAATCCAAAAACTAAGTAATATTATTCACCAGAAAACTCTTAGAGGTGGTGCTAATTTCTTAGTATGTTCTCCATCTGTAGGTACTATCCTAGAATCAATTCCAGGATTTGCTGCTGATACTGATGGCGATGCTGCTAAATCTACTTATGCATTTGGTGTACAGAAAGTTGGTCAATTAAACGGAAGATATAAAGTTTACAAGAATCCTTATATGAAATCTAACGTAATGTTGTTAGGATTTAGAGGATCACAATTCTTGGAAACAGGTGCAGTATTTGCTCCATACATTCCATTAATCATGACTCCACTAGTATACGATCCAAATACCTTCACACCACGTAAAGGTCTATTGACTCGTTATGCTAAGAAGATGGTTAGACCAGAATTTTATGGTACTATTGACATCGCAGGTTTAGATACTATATAGTATTTTCCAACCAAGATTAAATAAAATTAGGCCGAACGTTAGTTCGGCCTTTTTTTTTCATATTTATAATAAAATCGTTTAACATGAATATACCAATTTACGATGGATGCCCACAATGGACAGATGATGCGGTGCCTTTTGGGTTTTATAATACGGATACCCAATTTACAGAAGATGCAGTTAAAGTAGCAAAATTCTGTGCTGCTAGGTTAGGTTATCCTTTAGTAGACATCGAATTACAATCCGGATCATTTTTTACCGCCTTTGAGGAGGCCGTAACCACGTATGGTAATGAGTTATATGCGTATAAAATACGAGATAATCAATTATCACTCGAGGGGCTCACAACGGGGTCAAAATTAAATCAAGCGCTTATAACACCGAGTTTTGAACCAATAGTTAGATTAACTGAACAATATGGTGAAGAAGCAGGTAGTGGAGGTAATGTAACTTACTATTCAGGATCATTCCAACTAACATCAAGCCAACAAGATTATTCTTTTCAAACTTTTATGACCCAAAGTAATTATACTGGTTCTGACTATCAAGCTGGTATTGAGGTTAAAAGAGTATTTTATGAGAATCCAATCCCAGCATCCTCACGTTTTTTAGATCCTTATAATGGATTTGGATTTGGAGGTGTAGCAGCTGCAGGTATGATGGGCCTAGGTGGATTTGGAGGAATGGGAGGTTTTTTAATGGCACCTTTAAATTATGAAGTAGCTGTTATTCAACAAATTGAAATGAGTGAGACGATTAGAAGAAATGCTTATTCATTTGAAATAAGAAACGATAACTTAAGAATATTCCCTATTCCAAATTTTAGTGATGTAGCAGCAGGTGGAACAGGACCTAAGATATGGTTTGAATATATTTTAAGAGATGACAGAATAAATAGCTCAGTCAGACAAGCTAAATATAAAGTAACAAATGTGTCAAATGCTCCATATGAAAACCCAGATTATGAATTCATTAATTCAGTTGGTAGACAATGGATATTTGAGTATACACTAGCATTATCTAAAGAAATGTTAGGTTATGTAAGAGGTAAATATAGTAGTATACCTATCCCTAACGCGGATGTAACACTTAATCAATCAGATTTATTAGGAGCTGCTACAGCAGAAAAAACAGCACTAATTGAAAGATTAAGAACTTATTTTGATGAAACTTCTAGAATGGCATCATTAGAAAGAAGAGCTAATGAAGCAGATTCTAAAATGAAAGAATTACAACAAGTCCCTTGGACTATTTTTATAGGATAATATGGCAATGTATACAGGAGTCAGAGATTGGTCTCTGATGAGAAATTTTAATAGAGAAGTAATGGGTAACATAATTACCCAACAATGTGCTATCTATCAGTTTAAGTTAGAAGAAACTAAAGTTAATATTTACGGCGAATCTGCTGAAGAAAAATATTATGATGGTCCTTTTCTATTTAATGTGTTGATGGATAGAGGAGATCAAGATTTTTCATTAAATAATGAAGGTGTACAATTTGATCAAAGCATTAACTTTTATTTCTTAAGAGATGATTTAGTTGAAAAAGACGTGGTTCCCCGAGTAGGAGATATTATATTATTCGAAGAGGGATACTACGGAGTTCAAAGTACAATTGCTAACCAGTATTGGGGAGGTAAAAACCCTGATTATCCTAATAATGATTCTGATGGAACACCAAACCCATTAAATCCTGGATTAGATAAATTTGGTAATAATGTTTCAGTTTTAGTATCAACATATTATATACCAGCTGATAAAGTAGCAATTTCTCCAACAATAGAAAGAATGTAATGGCAAAACCAAGAAAACCAATACCAAAACATCAATTAACCTTAAGTGAAGGTAAACACAGTGCCTTTGAAGGTATTGAAGACAGAGGGATTCAAACAAATCCTAATGCTGCTATTATGCCTATGAATCCTAATTATCAGGATACAGGAATAGCACAAAATCGATCATCTCAGATGAGTATGAAAGATGATACTACAAAACAGTATTCTGTTGGTTTAAAAGATATTGATGAAGCCATATTTTTTTACTTTAAAAATCAAATAAAACCTTTTGTTTATCAAAACGGTCAACGTAGAGAGGTACCAGTAATATATGGTGCTCCAGAAAGATGGAAATCCTTCCAACGTGATGGGTATTACAGGGATAAAAAAGGTGCAATTATGTTACCTATTCTTGTAATTAAAAGAGATTCTTTATCTAAAGATAGAACAGTAGCTAATAAATTAGATGCAAACCAACCAAACTTATATGGTAAATGGTCAAAACAATATAGTCCTAAAAACTTTTATAGCAATTTTGCTACATTAAATAATAGAAAACCTGTTGAAAAGTACCATGTAGTAGCACAACCAGATTATGTTACAATGGAATATAGCTGTATTATCCAGACATATTATATGGAACAGTTAAATAAAGTAATTGAAGCATGTGAATATGCTTCTGATGCTTATTGGGGTATGCCTGAAAGATTTCAATTTAGAGCTTTTATAGATACTTTTACTACGGCAACGGAATTAACTCAAGGTAAAGATAGGTTAGTTACAGGTACTTTTAACATAAGATTAAGAGGATACATATTACCTGATACCATACAAAAAGAATTAAATGCCACTAAAGTTTATAATTCTAAAGCTAAAATAACAATTAATACAGAAACAGTTAGCAATATAGAAACAGCAGGGCAGCCTATTCAAAACCCAACTAGCGATCATAGAAAAAGAAATATGAGAGATTTACAATAATTGTATTTTTTTAATTACTTATATATATTTATAATAAACATTAACAAATTATGAAATTAGTGAAAAAGTTATCAAAAGAAGAAGTTGCAACCTTAACAGAATACCAGTTAGAAACTAACGAATTAGTTGGAGCAATAGGACAAATCGAATTACAAAAGGATTTGCTAAAAAACAAAAAAATTGAATGTTTAGAAGCTTTCAGTAAATTAAGAGTAAAGCAGCAAAAAACTGCAGATAGTTTACAGAAAAAATATGGTGATGGTAATATAAATTTAGAAAAAGAAGAATTTATACCATTAAAATAGTTTTTTGAAATAGTTTTTAATATTTATAATAAAACAAAACATAAATATAATATATAACAATGGCAGAAACATTAATATCTCCGGGTGTATTAGCAAGAGAAAATGATCAGTCGTTTATTGGCGCAAGACCTGTAACTTTTGGTGCAGCAATTATCGGACCTGCAGTAAAAGGACCAGTAGAAGTACCAACAGCGGTGTCTTCATTTTCCCAATATGAGGCTATTTTTGGAGGCGCAGTAGAAAGCGGTTCCCAATATTACACATATCTAAATTCAATCGCAGCAAGAAATTATTTTGCTCAAGGCGGTGAATCATTATTAGTATCTAGAGTAGTTACTGGATCATTTACTGAAGCTTTTACTTCAGGAAGTGCTGCGGGACCAAACGAAAGTGGTATTTTAGCTAATGCGTGGGAAGATGCATCAGCTACACAATATCAAAAACAATCTTTTGTTTTAAAAACTATTTCTGAAGGTGAAATAATGAACAGCTTTAGTTCAGTAAATGCTAATGGTTCTTTACCAAAAGGTACAGCTGATAATTTAAGATGGGAAGTAGCATCAGTAAATACAGGATCAGGACAGTTTTCATTACTACTTAGACGTGGTAATGATGTTAATAACCAAAAAGCAATATTAGAAACTTACAATAACTTATCAATGGACCCAACAGCGGTTAATTATATTGGTAAAGTAATTGGAGATACATTTTTCACAATAGCACAAGATGGTACAGATTACTATGTAAAAACAAATGGTAATTATCCACGAAGAAGTGCTTATGTGTATGTTTCAGAAGTTGGAACAGCAACACCACAATACTTCAATAATGATGGTTCAATTAAGCCAGCGTTTACAGGAAGTTTACCATTAGTAGGATCAGGTTCATTTGCAGCCGCTACAGGTAAAAATATAGAAAATAATACGGCATTATTTAATGAAAAAATAACTGCTACTGATATTCAAGGTATTGGACCAAATGATTATACACAATCAATTAACTTATTAAACAACGCTGACGATTATCAATTTAATGTAATTTCAGCCCCAGGATTAATAGGGTCTATACATGCAGTACAAGTTAGTTCATTAGTAGCATTAGCACAAAGTAGAACAGATTGTATTTCAGTAATAGATTTAGTGCCTTATAATACAGGTATAAATGGAGTTACAACACAAGCTTCATCTTATGATACTTCGTACTCAGCGACATATTGGCCATGGCTTCAAACAGTCGACGCAGGTACTGGACAAACCGTTTGGGCGCCAGCTTCAACGTATATTCCAGCAGTATACGCATTTACAGACGCATCATCAGACCCATGGTTCGCACCAGCAGGTTTGCTTAGAGGAGCGTTAGGAAGTGTAGTTAGAGCAGAAAGAAAATTAACATCAGGTAATAGAGATACTTTATACGAAGCAAATGTTAATCCAATAGCAACATTCCCAGGAAGTGGAGTTGTAGTATTTGGACAAAAAACATTACAGAAAAGAGCAAGTGCTTTAGATAGAGTAAATGTACGTAGATTATTAATAGCATTAAAATCTTACATAGTACAAGTATCAGATAACTTAGTATTTGAACAAAATACAAATTCAACAAGAAACAACTTCTTGGCACAAGTTAACCCATACTTAGAATCAGTACAACAAAGACAAGGATTATTTGCGTTTAAAGTAGTAATGGATGCGTCCAATAATACACCAGACGTAATAGATAGAAATGAGCTAGTAGGTCAAATTTACTTACAACCAACCAAAACAGCGGAATTCGTAATTCTAGATTTCAACGTTTTACCAACTGGAGCAACATTTCCTGAATAAAAACAAAAGAATAGAATATTTATAATAAAATAAACAACAATGGCAGTATTAGACCCGAACGAAATATTTTATACAGCATTTGAACCAAAGCAACAAAATAGGTTTATCCTATATGTTGACGGGATTCCTTCATACCAAATTAAAGGTATGGGAGCTGTTTCATTAACTCAAGGTACAGTTCAATTAAACCACATTAACGTTGCAAGATACGTTAAAGGTAAAACACTTTGGAATACAATTCAAATGACGTTATTTGATCCAATTACACCATCAGGTGCGCAAGCATGTATGGAGTGGGTTAGATTACATCATGAATCAGTAACAGGTAGAGACGGATATAGTGATTTCTATAAAAAAGATTTAACTATGAACGTATTAGGACCTGTAGGTGATATAGTATCCGAATGGATTATCAAAGGTGCATTAATTACAGAAGCTAACTTCGGTGATTATAGTTGGGACAATGAAAGTGCCGCTGTAGAATTACAATTAACAGTACAACCAGATTACTGTATACTAAATTTCTAAAAAAGAAATTACCCCTCCTTTTTTTAAAAATTGCTTGGCTTATGCCAAGCTTTTTTTTATATTGTATATGTATACATGACAACAATGTTATAATTAAAACAAGTTTATATGAGTGAATTTAAATTCCCGACCGAAGAGGTAGATTTACCCTCAAAAGGTTTATTATACCCCAAAGACAACCCCCTATCTAGTGGTAAAGTAGAAATAAAATATATGACTGCTAAGGAAGAAGATATTTTAACTAACCAATCTTTTATCCAAAAAGGAACTGTACTAGATAAATTATTACAATCTTTACTAATTAATAAAGATATTAAAACTGAAGATTTATTTGTAGGTGATAAAAATGCCCTATTTGTAGCTGCTCGTATTTTAGGATATGGTAAAGAATATAAAGTTACAATTGCTGGCAAATCAGAAACAATTGATTTAACAGAATTAGAAAATAAACCAATAGACGAAGCATTATTTTCAAAAGGAAATAATAGATTTACATATAAGTTAGAAAACACGGGTACCGTATTAGAATTTAAACTATTAAATGGGCACGATGAAAAGAAAATTGAACGTGAATTAGCAGGTCTAAAAAAATTAAACCCAAATTCTTCCCCAGAACTTACAACTAGATTAAAGTATGTGTTGCTTTCTGTAGACGGTAAAGAAGAAACAAAAGATATTAGAGATTTTGTTGATAATTATTTCTTAGCAAGAGATGCTAGAGCATTCAGAAAATATGTTAGTGATTTATCACCTGATGTAAATATGGAATATGTGCTTGAAGGTGGGGAGGAAGTTACTGTCCCCATAGGGCTTAACTTTTTTTGGCCTGACGCCTAATATAGCCCAAGAAGTTAGAATAACACTTTTTAGAACCATCCATAGTATGATATTCCACAGTAAAGGTGGATACGATTTTTATACTATATATAATATGCCCATTTGGTTAAGAAAATTTACATTTTCAGAAATTAACAATTATTATAATGATGAGAAAAAAGAATATGAA